ATAAAGTATTTGTGTCCGCGCGACTTTAGGCGCGGGGAAATGGAGGAAAAAATGACAGATAAATTAAAGCCATGTCCATTCTGTGGTGGAGAAGCAAGGATACAAGTAACAGATGAAGAAGGCAATTTTAAAAGCGAGAGTTACCTAGAAGATCCATACAGTGGAATAAATTATGCGATTATACATGATGAAATGAGTTCGAAAGAATATTGCCCAATTGCAACCAATTCGGATGAGATGCAAGGACGTTACATTTACAGTTCAAAGCAAGAAGCTATAAATGCTTGGAATAGAAGAATTGATGATGATTTAAGTGATCTCGTTGAAAAAGAAACTGCAACACAACCTGACATCGAAGGTGATGGATATTACAAAGGTGAGCTTGTGTATGACACGTGGATTTGTCCTCGATGTGGTACACGGTATGAAATTGATTATGATGAATATGAGTATTGTCCGGAGTGTGGCCAACATATAGATAGAGCTATATTTACTGATCAAAACGATTCAAGTGAAGAATAGAGGCAATAAAATGTATACAAAAGTAAAACTATTAAGCTTAACTGATGGATATGAGCATAAATTGGTAAGCAGCAAAGGAAAGTTTAAAAAAGAATATATTGGTCAGATTGGTAAAGTAATCCATACGTGCGTTATAAGTAAAGGCAACTATGTAAAACCTACACTTTACGATGTCCAGTTTGATGATGGAGCTATATTTTGTCTAGATGAGGATCAAATAAGATTTGTGGCACTTGGCACTCTAGAACCTGAGTCATCAATATCGCTTAAAGAATCAATGCGTGAATTAAATCGAAGGTTTACAGATGTTGAATCAGTGTTTTCTTCACTAAGTTATCTAATAGAAAATGGATTGTATTACGGACAAAATAAGCATTAAAAAACGCAAAAAGTTTTTGGTTCAAAAAAACGTGCAGAGAGCCTTTATTCTAGGGCTCTCAGTGCAGAATTGATTTTGGAAAATAATTTAAGGTTATTTGACAAAGAAAAAAGGAGGAGAAAGAGTGATAAACAGAGTTATTTTAGTCGGAAGATTGACTAAGAATCCTGAGATTAGAAAAACACCAAATGGAGCAAGTATCTGTAAGTTTACTTTGGCCGTTAGTAGAAAAGTGAAAGCACAAGGGCAACCGGATGCAGATTTCATTAGTTGTGTTGCCTGGAACAAAACAGCAGATTTGATGTACCAGTATCTGAAGAAAGGCTCTTTGATTGGAATTGATGGAAGATTGCAGACAGGAAAATTCACAAATAACAATGGTGAAACAATCTACACGTGCGATGTGATGGTTGAAAGTTTACAATTCTTGGATAAGAAAGAAGAAACACAAAACAATGATGTTAACCAGGAAAGAGAAATGTCATACAGTGAAGGAGGATATCCACAATGGTAAAAGAAAAAGACGCAGTCAATCATCCAGAACATTATGAGAGTGGATCATATGAATGCATCGATGAAATGGTTGCAGTATTTGGAATGTCAGTAGTCGCAAATTTTTGTTTGTGCAATGTTTGGAAATACAGATATAGAGCATTGAATAAAAATGGGAAAGAGGACATGGAAAAATCTGATTGGTATATGTGTAAATACATGGAGTTAAAAAAAGCAATGAGTGCAGCATATGAAGATTAATTGGAGATTAGTATTTATTATTCTGTTTGGGGTTTTATACATATGGATGTTTACGGCTATTGTAGGCGGAACTGTATGGATTATCTCAAGTATTGTTAAATTTGTTTGTTTTTTGCTTTCGTTGTATTAAGGGGAAAAGAATGGAAAAAGTTGTATTACACAATCAAACTGCAGAGAATGCATTTGATTGTTTAACTGAATTGATTAAGATCATGACATATGATGTTGAAAATGGTGGAATGCGTGAAGCAGGATTAAAACAGCTTGAATATATCAGACAAGAATATTCAAAGTTAGAAAGAGAAAACTGTGGTTTAAATCAAACAGTCTTTAATTTGAGAAAGCGTGTAGAAAGTAAATATTCGTCTGGAACACCATGGGCACGTTGTTCAGGTATTGAAAAGGTTTCGCATGATTGAGGTTTCAAAAACAGTTGCACAATTTATTGGTGATTTTAAATCATTGGACTATTGTTGCCATAGAATTATTGAATTGAATGAAGAGTTGGAAGAGTTGAATCATAAAATGTTAGGCTTATCACATTCAGTTGAAGAACTGTCTAAAGAACAAATGAAATCCAGTTTGCCAATGCCGACATATCAAAGAACATTTACTTCTAAATTGGCTTTGTTAGAAACAATTGAAGAACGCGAGCGTGAAATTGCTTATTATCAAAAGAGAATCAACGAATGCAAAGCGTTTGAACTACTTGGCTACACAGATATGAATATCATGTATGATTTATATTTTTTCCGTATGTCACAATATGATGTAGCAGACAAATATGGATTCAGTCGCAGTGGTTTGATGAAGCACATTCGCGCAGTTATCAAGAGCATTATTTAAAAGAGTCTACATTGTCTACCGGTTTTCCGTGATATATTAGTACCGTAAAAAATTCGACAAGCCAAGTGTTGGATTTTTCACACACGAAAGCACGCACATGTGCTTTTTTTTATTTGGTGTAGGCAGTTTCCTTGCTAGACTGTCTTCACGAGGTAAAAAGCATGGATTACAAGACTAAGAGATGGAAAAAGAAAAGAGAATCAATTCTTAGAAAAGATGGATATCTTTGTCAGATCTCAAAGCGATATGGCAGAAGAGTAGAAGCAGAAGTTGTGCATCATATCTATCCAGCAGATGAATATCCGGAATATCGGTTCTGCGACTGGAATCTAATTAGTGTGAGCGTAGGCGAGCACAATAAGTTAGAGAACAGAAGTACTGGTGCATTGACTGAGCTTGGTGAAGAATTGAAAAGACATACGATTCCAGGAGTTGATTGGAGAAAGAAGAAAAAAGATTATGCAATCTAATGATGAACTATGTAGGCTGATACGAATCTATCTGCTCTATTTGATTGGAGCTTATGATAAACGTGATGTGGCCAAAGAGTTGGGTGTGGATTTGGATGAGATAGCCTCAAAAAGATTGCTCTGAAAGAGCTCCCCCCACCTAAATTTTTTTGACATGAAAATTGGTTCCCTGGGGGAGTATCCATCTTTCCAACTCTGAGCAATTTTTGAAAAAAGGGGGTGATGGCCAAAATGAACAGAGCAACTGTCAGCAGAAAAACGAATCGAATTTTTAAAGAAACAGTTTTATATATGCAAGAAATCGGAACTTACAAGAAAGAGTTCGATGTAACGATTCGCAGGTATGCAGAGATGCGATTTCAGTACGATTTGTTGTATCAAAAGTGGTTCGAAGAGGGGTGCAAAGTGACAGAGACTTTTAAAAATAAATCCGGAAATGAGAATATTCGTAAGACTGCAGAATATTTGGCCATCGAAGCTCTTCAAAAGAATCTTCTTACAATCGAAACAACTTTAGGATTAACTCCAAAAGGATTAAAAGCGATTAAATCAAACGGACTTGAATCCGCAAAACAAAGTAGATTGGCGCAGGTGTTAAGTAGTGTATAATGGAAAGTATTTTTCAGAAGTACAGAAATATTGCGACGATTGTAAGAGTGGAAAAATCAAAGCCAATATTTATCGTATAAAAGCAATTGATAGATTTTATAGAGATTTGGAAGATGAAAGATATGAATTCAATCCAAAGGATGCAGACTTCATTATTTCAATCATTCAAAAAACAATTTGCCACATGCAAGGCGAAACACAAGACGGAGAACCTTTACGAGGTACTCCTTTTATTTTGATGCCTTTTCATAAATTCATTATTTACAACCTATTTGGAATCTATCGAAAAGGAACAAAGATTAAGAAATATCATGAGGCTTTAATATTTATTCCTCGAAAGAATGTTAAAACATCATTTTCCGCAGCATTAGCGTATGCGGTTGGATTACTTTATCGAAAGTCCGGATCCAAGATTTATGTTGTGGCCGCAGCCTTAAAACAAACATTGGAAACATTCAATTTTCTGAAATACAACGTAAGAAACATGGGAGAATCGGATGAGGATGGCGGTTTGTTTCATATTATCGACAACAACAACGAACATTCTATAAAAGCAGAAATGTCGGATGGAATGTTTGAATTAAATGCGTTGGCCACAAATCCAGACGCGCAAGATTCATTTAACTGTAACTTTGCGATTGCGGATGAGGTCCATGCTTTTAAAAAGCCAAAACAATACAATTTGTTTAAAGAAGCTATGAAAGCTTACGCAAATAAATTGATGATTGGTATTTCAACCGCTGGAGACGATCCAAACAGTTTTTTGGCGCAAAGAGTTCGATATTGTAAAAAAATTTTAGATGGCGAAGTAGACGATGAGCAATACTTCGTTTTTATTTGCGAAGCCGATCTAACGGAAAATGATGAAGGCGCAAAGTTTTTGGATTACATGAATCCAGATGTTCAGGCGATGGCCAATCCTGGTATTGGTCAATCTGTTCGTGCCGAAGATTTAATGAACGATGCGATCCAGGCGCAGAACGACCCTCAACAAAGAAAAGATTTCTTCGCAAAATCATTGAATGTTTTTACAAATCAAATTGATACATATTTTGATATGAATGTCGTGAAGACATCCGATGCCAAGTATAATTGGACGATTGATGAGTTGGCTAAACTTCCTATCAAATGGTATGGCGGTGCAGATTTATCCAAACTGCACGATTTAACCGGAGTTTGTATTTATGGCCGATATAAAGGAGTGGATATTTGCATTAGCCATGCGTTTATTCCACGTAGTACGGCATATCAGAAATCGGATGAAGATAACATCCCGGTATTCTGGTGGGAAGAAGAAGGATGGCTAACATGTTGTAATTCGAACGTAATTGAATATGAAGATGTAATTCAATGGTTCATAAAAGTTCGAGATAGAGGCTTTAGAATTCGATGGATTGGATACGACAGAAGGTATTCACGAGAGTTTATTTTAAAAATGAAAAAAGCCGGTTTTAAAATTCGTGATCAGAAACAGCTTTATGTTGAGAAAACGGAAGCTTTTCGTGAAATCGAGAAGAAGTTCAATCTTCAAGAATTTTATTACGTGCATAATCTTGCGTATGAGTATTGTGTTGGAAATGTCAAAGCTACAGAAGATAGCGATGATTTTGTTCGATTCCAAAAAGTAATGCCAAACCAACGTATAGATTTATTCGATTGCTCAGTTATTGCTTGTAAACAATTATTGATTGCAGAAGAAAAGAATTCGTCTGCTTCGATGTTCTTAGATTAGGAGGCTTATTTTGTCAAGGAGAAACAAGAAGAAAAATATTAGACCGGATCCACAGAAAAGGTCGAGTTATGCTGCGGTAATGCCAGTAAATTGGGAATCTTTATTGTCAGCCGGTTATACACCGTTATCACAGAATCCTGAAATTATTAGTGCAGTTAATAAGATTGCCAATCTAATTGGAAGTATGACAATCCATTTAATGGAGAATTCTAAGAATGGTGATCAAAGGATTAGTAATGCGTTATCCAACTTAGTAGATATTCATCCAAACAAATACATGACAAGAATGACATGGATGTCTTCTATCGTTCGTTCTTTATTATTGGAAGGCGACGGAAACTGTGTTCTGTATCCAAGAACAGTATCCGGGTTGATTGAAGGTATTTATCCATTGAATCCTGGAAGTGTTTCATTCGTTCCAAATGGCGATTTTGGATATTCCATTCTTTATAACGGAAAGGAATATTTTCCGGAAGATTTAATTCATATCGTAATTAATCCGGATCCAAACTATCCATGGAAAGGCGTGGGGTATCGTAAGTCTTTACGGAGTGTGGCCGAAACATTAGATCAAGCGAACGTCACCAAAAAAGGATTCATGGAATCGAAATGGCAACCATCATTGATTGTTAAGGTTGATGGAATGGTAGATGAATTTTCTAATTCAGATGGACGGCAAAAGCTGTTGGATAAATATATTAAATCAAATCAGACAGGAGAACCTTGGCTAATTCCTGCAGATGGTTTTGATGTGGTTACAGTAAAGCCGTTATCATTGAATGATTTGGCCATCAAAGATTCGGTAGAAATGGATAAAAAGACAGTTGCTTCCATTTTAGACGTTCCAACATTCGTACTAGGTGCCGGAGAATTCAATAAGGATGAATGGAACAACTGGATCAATACAAGAATTAAAGGAATTTGTGAGTGCATCCAACAGGCACTTACACGAAGTTTACTTATCAAGCCTGAATGGTATTTTAGGTTCAATTATAGGTCGCTTTATGCCTATGACATACAAACTCTCTCGACGGTGGGATGTGATTTGTATACACGAGGAATCGTGACAGGCAATGAAGTCAGAGATTCACTAGGATATTCTCCGATGGATGGATTAGATGAATTGATCATACTTGAAAACTATATTCCACAAGGAATGATAGGAGACCAGAAAAAATTGGAAAAAGGTGGTGAGAATAATGGATAAAAAATATCAGATGAGAAGTTCTTTATCTAAATTCAAAACTAGAGATGCAGATGGGAAAAAGTATATCAGTGGATACTTTGCGGTATTCAATTCCAATTATCAGCTATGGGATGGAGCTACTGAAAGTGTAGATCCACATGCATTTGATGGAGCACTGGATAGTGATATCCGTTGTTTGATTGACCATGATACACGTTTGGTTTTAGGACGCACCAAATCAGGAACATTAACTTTAAGAGTTGATGACAAAGGTCTATGGGGCGAGGTCGAAATCAATGAATCAGACCAGGATGCGATGAATCTATATGCTCGTGTGCAACGTGGCGATGTGGATCAATGTAGTTTTGGCTTTGAGATTACTTCAGAAGAATATTCGGAAAGCGGAAATGGAGTTCATTGGACGATTAAATCCGTGAATCTGTATGAAGTATCTGTAGTTACTTTCCCTGCATACGAAGATACACAGGTATCTGCGCGTAAAAAGGAATATAACACAATTCGTTCTAGAAAATTAGAACAAAGAAAAAAAGAAATGCTAAAGAGATTGAAGGGAGAACAAGCATGTTAAAAGTTTTAATGTTGCGTAAAAAATTAGATACGCAGAAAAAGAATCTTGAGAAATTAAGAAAAAAAGAATCTGACTTTGAAAAACGTACAAAAGAACTAGAAGTTGCGATTTCTGAATTGCGTGATGATTCAACAGAAGAAGAACAACAAGCTGTTGAAGACGAAGTAGCAAAATTAGAAGAAGAAAAACAAGAATACGAAGATGAAAAGAAAGAGCTGGAAGAGACAATCGCTGATATCGAAAAAGAGATTGAAGAAGCAGAGTCTCAACAGCCAACGGATGAACCTAAACAAGAAGAAAATAGAGGAGGACAACAGAAAATGACTGTAAGAAATAAATTCTTCAATATGCCAATCGAAGAACGTGATCGTTTCTTCAAAGATGAGAATGTAGAAAAATTCTTATCCAACGTAAGAACATGTATTAAAGAGCATCGTGCAATTGAAAATGTTGGACTAACAATTCCACAAGTTATGTTACCTTTGATTCGTCAAACAGTAGAAGAGAATTCTAAATTGATTTCAAAAGTTAATTTACAGAGTGTAAGTGGAACATCTCGTCAAAATATCATGGGAGACATCCCAGAAGGTATTTGGACTGAAATGTGTGGATCATTGAATGAAATGGATTTAAAATTCAACAACATTGAGATGGACGGATACGCAGTAGCCGGATTCTTCGCAGTATGCAATGCAGTATTGGAAGACAGCGATGAAGATTTAGCTACAGAAATCATTAATGCGATTGGTAAAGCAATCGGTAAAGCATTGGATAAAGGTGTCTTATTTGGACACGGAGTTAAAATGCCATTAGGTATTGTTACTCGATTAGCGCAAGAAGTACGTCCAAACGATTATCCTTCAACAGCTAGAGCATGGAAAGATTTACACACAACAAATATTTTAAAGGGCAGTGCTAACCTTACCGGAAAAGAATTGTTTAAAGATATTATCAAAAAATCAACATGTGTAATCAATGATTATTCTTCTGCAGGATTAACATGGGTAATGAACGAAAAGACTCATAAATTATTGATGGCAGAATCATTGGATGCAGACATGAATGGTGCAATTGTTGCGGGAATGCAGAATACAATGCCTATCGTTGGTGGTGAAATTGTTGAGCTTAACTTTATTGCAGACAACAATATTATCTTCGGACACTTTGATTTATACACTTTAGGTGAACGTGCAGGAGCTAAGATTGATCAGTCAGAACACGTTAAGTTCTTAGACAATCAGACAGTGTTCCGTGGTGTAGCTCGTTACGACGGAAAACCTGCAATCGATGAAGGATTCGGTGTGATGACAATCGATGGTAAAGCACCAGTAACATCAGCAGCATTCCGTGCAGATGATGCGAATGATGCAACTTTAACATCATTGACTCTTGGTTCAGAAACATTAGCATTCAATGCAAACACTTACGAATATGAAGTAAGCGCAACTGCAGCAAATGCCGTTGTAAATGCAGTTCCTGCTCAAGAAGGAGCATCAGTGACTATTATGTACGGCGGAAAGAAATACAATAATGGCCAGGAATTAACGTTAGAAGGTTCTAAGAACTTAGTTGTTACTGTTAAGAACGGTATGTCAAAGCTTGTATATACTGTAAAAGTCACAAAGGGGTAATAAATAATGGATTTTGGAGAAGATACTGAACTAGCTGTCCTGAAGCAGAATCTCCAAATGCCTCAAACAAATGCCAACGATGAATATTTAAAAGTGTTGTTGAAGCAAGCTGTTTCACTTATGGCAAGAGAAGGAATCGTCGATGATGATTCCTTTGATTATTATATGGCGAAGATTGACTACGCAGCATTCTTATTCAGAAAAAGAGCTAGTAAAGACAACACACTAGCAATGCCTAGATCTCTTAGATATGAATTGAACAATATCCTGTGGTCACAAAAAGGAAGATAATGACATTTGATGATGGAATCCTGAAGATTTATGAGCGTGTATTAGTGCAGGATAAAGGTTTTATGCCTGTATCTAAATTACGCCTTAAATCTTCTTATTATTTTTCTTATGAAGTAATTGGGGTTACAAAGTTTTATGAAGCTAAAAAAGCACAGGATAGACTGGATGAATCTGTATCTATTTACAGAGATCGTTCAATTACATATAACGATGTTGTTGTTTTGGAAGATGGTACACAGTATCAGATTTCACAGATTCAACATACATTTGATGATAATGGTATACAAATCACTAAGCTTACATTAACGCATTTAAATGAAAAGTTTGAATTCGAAGCTTAAAGAATTTGCAGAATTACTGCGGTATACAAGCACTAATGAAATTTACCATTATGATGCAACAGGAGATAAAGGCGATAGATATATAGTTTGGCAAGAAGAAGGAGAATCTGATTCTTTATTTTTGGACAATCAGCATGATGAAATCATGTTAAAAGGTTCATTGGACATTTATACGAAAGTTGAGTTCGATGATTTAGTGGATGACGTTATTGATTTGTTTAACGCCAACGGAGTTCCATTCAATATAATTAATATTGAATACGAAACAAATTCGAGTTACATTCATTATTCATTCGACTGGGAGTATTGATGGCCAAAATTGAATTTAATGATTTTGATGAATATCTTGATAAACTGCAGAAGCTTGAAAAAGATGATGTAGTTCCAATCATGAAGATGTCATTGTATGAAGGTGCTGGAGTGGTTGTAGATGGGATTCGCAGTGAGATACAATCGTTGCAGACATCCAATCATGCAAGTCAAGGTCCTATGGACTACGAGAAAAAAGCTCTTGAGAAAGGTCTTGGAATATCAGACATGGAGAGCAAGGGCGATGATATCAACGTCAAAGTTGGTTTTGCCGGATATTCAAGTCATAAAACTAAAAAGTATTCAAGAGGTGTTCCAATACCATTGATTGCTAGATCAATCTTGAGAGGAACGTCTTTTCGTCCTAAAAATGATTTTGTAGGTCGTGCAGTCCGGAAAAATAGAAAAAAGAGTGTTGAAACAATGGACAGTAAAATGAATGAATTATTCAAAAAGGAGATGAACAAATAATGGCAAAAAAAGGTTTATCAAAATTAATTATTGCGAAATATAGTCATTCAGACGGTACTACTACTTATTCAGAAGGTAACATCCCTGAAAAGATGAGTGAGTATAGTCTTGATATTACGACTACTGACGATAATAATTTATATTTAGACAATGAAATTGCAGAATCGGAAGGTGGAGAGTTCAAAGAAGGAACTTTGACCATTACCACTGGTGAATTGATGCCTGCTACATCTAAACTTTTATTGAGTATTAAAGAAAATAAAATTACAGTTGGTGGGGAATCTGTGACTGAATATGTATTTGATGATAATACGAAGTCAATTGAAGTTGGATGTGGGCTTATTGAACTGCATCAAAATAACAATGAAGAATTCTATCGTGCAATTTGGTTTAATCGTGTTAAATTTAATATTCCAGGTGGTTCTGCGAAGACTAAAGAAGATACAGTCGATTGGCAGTTGCCTGAAATCACAGGATCCGTAATGCGTGATGCAGCAGGTGATCATGCATGGCAATGCTACGCAGATTTGCCTGATGAAGCAAAAGCCGTTGCGTACTTGAAACAAAAGGCAAATATCGTTGCATAAGGTGACTTATGGAAATGAATATTCAATTTATAGACATTGGAGAATATAGATATCCAATGTCTTTTTCTTTAGCTTGTGTTTCTCAAATGGGAAACTTTGCGCAAGCTGCTAAAAAGATTGAAGAAGGTCAGGATGTAGCGGAAGCTGCAAACATGATGATTAGCATGCTTTATCTAATGATTGATTCAGGATGTGCATTTATGAATATTATGCGACAAAAGTATGACAGAGCACCAATTGGCGAAGATGGACTATTGGAACCAATTTCAAAAGATACAATTGGGTACTTGATTCCTTCTGATCCAGAAGAATTGAAGGCAATTGTTGCAAAAATCAAGAAATGTATTTCCAAATCAAAAGAAAGAAAAATCCAGGCTAAGCCTTTAAAATCTTCAAAAAAAAAGAAGAAAAAAAGCTTCAAGGTGATTCAAGCAAATACTTAATGGTAAAAGCCTATAAGATTGGTATTCCATCTAATGAGTTTCTAGTGATGCCGTTAGGCTATTTAGCGGATCTAACGGATGCTTCGGTCATTCTAGATGGATATGCCGACGAATATATAGAGCCAGAATATATTAATGTAGATTTGAGGTGATGATATGGCTGGATATGATATTGGTCCAAAGATTTCGATTAAAGGTGAATCTGAATTTAATCAATCCATTTCTAAAATTAATCAGAATTTAAAAGAGTATGGGTCTGAATTAAAAGCTGTATCAAGTGAATTTGATGCCCAAGCTGACAGCATGGAGTCGTTGACTGCAAAGAATAAAGTTTTGAAAAAGCAATATGATGAGCAGTCAGACAAATTAAAACTTTTATCAGATCAGAAAAAAAAACAAACGGATTATCTTGAGGCACAGGCCAAAGAAATCCAACAATTGACAAATGAATATGGTGAGAATTCAAGCCAGGTTCAGAAAGCAGAAAAAGCTTATGCGAATACGGAATCAACGATTTCTAAATTGAAGACTGCATTTAATGAGACAACTGCTTATGCCAATAAATTATCGTCTGAAATTTCAGACAATGATTCTAAATTGGATGATTTGGCAAAAAGTGCAAGTGATGCATCGACTCAAGTCGAAAAAATAGGAGATAGTTCAGAACAAACTGGTGAAAAGTTAAAAAAGACTAAGACAGATGTTCAACAACTTAAAGATAGCTTTAACATGCAAGAGGCTGCTCAGCAAGTATCTGATTTTGCATCTGGAATGGTTGAAAATATCAAAGGAGCAGTAGAAGAATCTAAAGAGTATTTAAAAATCATGGGTTCTTTAGAAGTTTCTTCTTCTCATTTAAATTACACTACGAATGAAACAAAACAGACCTATAAGCAGCTTATTGGAGTGTTAGGCGATACGCAATCTGCTGCTACAACTACTGCAAACTTACAGGCAATTGGCTTGGAGCAAAGTCAGTTAACGCAAATCACTAAGGGTGCAATTGGTGCCTGGGCACGGTATGGAGATTCGATTCCAATTGATGGTTTGGCTGAGTCAATCAACGAGACAATCAAGACAGGTACAGTTACCGGTAATTTTGCGGATATGTTGAATTGGGCTGGAACATCCGAAGATGAATTCAATGAAAAATTAGAACAATGTTCAGATAATTCAGAACGTGCACAGTTAGTGTTGGATGAAATGGCCAATCAAGGTTTAATGAAATCAGCAGATGCATGGAATGAAAATAACAAGGCATTGGTTGAGTCAAACAAAGCCCAAGATGATTACAATGAGGCAATGGCCGATTTTTCTAAAGCGGTAATGCCAGTATTTACTGAATTCACGAAAGCATTAACTACAATTATTCAAATATTTAGTGAACTTCCTGAACCAGCTCAACAAATGATTGCGGTCCTTATTGGGATTATTGCGGTTTTGACTACAATTGCTCCTTTGATACTGGCGGTTGGCACAGCATGTGGATGGTCGGCAGGTGGAGTTGGAGCTTTGGTTACCGCTGCAGCTCCGGTGATTGCGATAATTGTAGCAATCATTGCAGCTATCATGGCAATTATATATGTCATTCAGAACTGGGATGAGGTCCTTAACTTCTTGACAGAAACATGGGAGTCCGTTTGTAATAAGGTTTCTGAGTTATGGGAAGGATTTAAAAAGTCATGGACGGATGGTTTTAATAATGTAAAACAGAAAATCAATGATTTCTTCCAAAATCTTGGAGAAAACTTTGCGAATGGTTTAAATAGCTTCCAAAATTGGATCAGCAATATGTTGTCTGCAATTGTCAATTGGGCAAAGGATTTTTCGTCAAAAGGAAAGAATGCAGCAGTCAATTTGGTTAAGAATATTGCAGGTGAAATTAAATCATTACCTAGTCAATTCCTGCAATGGGGATTGGACATGATGTCAAACTTTGCGAGTGGTATCTGGAAAGGATTTACTGGATGGGTAAAAGGAAAGATTAGTGGAGTCACAAACTTTATTAAGAAAAATCTACATTTCTCTGTTCCAGATGAAGGTCCTTTGGCCGATGCGGATGAGTGGATGCCTGACTTCATGGATTTATTAGCTACAGGAATTGACAGAAACAAAAGTAGAGTAGAAAGCCAAATCAAAGATTTACAAGATATCATGGATATTGGAATGGATCCTTCGTTTACTGATAACACGAATTATCGGTACGATCCAACGTTTGTTGTGTATAACACTACAACATTGGATGGTCGTAATATTGCTTCATCTATGGAAAGAGTTATTGGATCTAGAAGTGTATCTAATGCTTATATGAGAGGTGAGGCATAGAATGAGTTCATTTGATATTTATTTAGATAATGTATCTTGCGTTCGGGAAAAACTATATCCGGTCAGACGACCTGATATAGTAACTCCTAAGCGCAACTACAAAGAATATGATATTCCTGGAAGAGATGGTAAGTTTTTCGAAGATTTAGGCACTTATGATGATATTACATTTAATATCAATTTTAATTTCAAAGAAAAAAGAGAATACTTGAATAAAACTTTTAGAGATTATAAAAGAATGATTCGTAAATCTAAGACTCTTATGATGATGGATGATTCAGAAATTTTTTATAAAATTAAAAAAGTTGAATTTGGTGATATCTCAAGAGAAAACACAAAAGAAATTAATGCTTTTGTGGCCACGTTTACCTGTGATCCATACGGATATTTATTTATTGGCCAAGATAGATATAGTTGTGAAATGGTGCAGACAAATCCTTATGCACTATCTCATCCTACTTATATTATTAGTGGCGAAGGGCAATGCGTTCTTAACGTTAATGGAAATAAAATGACAGTTAATACATCAGGAACAATTTATATTGATACCGATAGATGCGTAGCCTATCGAGAAAATGGCGATTTGCAGAATGTCCAGGTCAGTGGAGATTTTGAATCTTTATATTTAATGGAAGGTTCAAATTCAATTACAGTTAGTGGCAATTTTAAGTGTGAAGTGATTCCAAACTGGAGGTGTGAACTATGATCCAATTGTATAAGCCTTTTAATAAGAAGTATGAAAAGAATGGCGATTATGTTCTACATCCATCTAGCTGCGTTATGCATGTTGTATTGAATGGGGAATGGTATGTTAAATTAGTGCATCCTATTGATGATATTTCAGAAAATATCATTGATGGCGCAGTTTTAAAAGTTCCAACATTATTTAATAAAGACCAATTGTTTATTATTCGTCATGTAGACAAAGCGGATTATGATGTTCAAGTAACAGCGTATCCGCTTTTTTATATATTAAGATTTTGGTTTCGGAACAGGGGAATGCGGCATGTGAAAAG